TAATTCTCCTTATTTTCTTTATAGTTTATTTCACCGCTAATCACAAAGACTAGCTTCCTATTTTCATCTTCGCCAACGTAGGACACGCCATCTGTAGGCTTTATCGTGACGTTAGAGTACGTCTCACTAAATATGGGCTCGTAGCTTGGTAGCTCGCATACATCGCTGTAAGACTCTTGCAGATAATTAAGGAACTGCTTTGCTTTCATTAGTGAAGTGTTTTTGTTTGTATGTCGAAAGTAGAAGTCAAACGGCTGTATGTTGACGTTAAATCTTGAAACAGGTGCGCCTCTTGGGACAATCCATGCACCCATCGCTGGGGTACCCTGACCATTCAGCGGTACTTCTAAGTGCCATAAATCTGAATCTATAGTACCTAGACCGTCTGTTTGCATCTGCTTTAGAAGTGATAGGGTAATCATACGTCTACCACCTTATGCCTAAAGTACTTCGTCTTATCAGATCGAGCCACTGCGTCAGCGGCTTTAGATAAGTAACCAAGGCTACTCGGTGTCTTATTGTTTTCAAAGTGCCTTCGTCTTGCATAAGGGACTTTAGATGAACCGAAGCTCACCTTGTACGCCTCTGCGTCGATACGGGTAATCTTGCCAGAGTTCACTAATGCCCTTGTCTCTTTCGGTGCTAGTATAGAAGCCTTTGCATGAATATCTGTAGCCATCTCCGCCAGTCCTTTTTCAAGTCCTTTTGTGGAATCCCAGCCTTTTTTCATCTGAATTACTGCTACTAATGTCATGTTAAATCCTCGAATCCACGCTCCTGTAAAGTTACTCGGTAGTGTTCCATGACACCAGTGTCGAAGTTCTTGCCACCTGTCGTGCCTACAATCTCGTATGTGCGACCTTGAAACTCAATACCATGTCCTGTTAGTCCTGTTGAAACAAACGTCTCAGAGGGCTTTATATGCAGTGTGGCATCAGAGGTTTTGGTTTCTTGATCGTTACTTACGTTCATGCCGTTGCGTAGTTTGAACACGCCCATTGCTTCGGTTCGGGCTGTAATACCGTCACCTGCAACACCACCCCTACTTATCGTAAGGAAGGTATATGGTTCGTTAACAAATACATCGAACACCGTGTCCACAGGTAGCTCCATTTACTATGTATCCCGTGTCACACATGCTGTACTTACTGATTACCAGTGAGTTTTGCTTCACAAATACTTCATCTTCTGATAAATCACCATAAGTAATATCAAAATCTTCGGTTCGTTTACGCTTCACATCTGTTAGGGACACTGTTTTACTTACGACTAGTACCGCTTTATCGACAAGGGCTTGAAGGTCTGCGGGTAGACAATCATCAAATCCCCAATCCGCATCAACGATTACTTCGCCGCACACTTCCTCTTTGAACACGATTGAGTTATAGAACTTGCCATTCCTTTTATCAAAGAACGCAGGGTAATAGTCTGTTACTGCCACACCATCCACCGTAACGCTTGATACGTCACTGAATATCCCTGTAAACACTGTCCTATAACCCTCTCGTGCATCAAAAGTCCGTTCCGCTACTTCGCTGGCAAGGTCAAGACACAACAGTTCTTCAACCATCATTCGCGCTTGTTTTTCCTGTAGTGTCAGTGACGCTGCCATTAGATTAGCTTTCTGTTGCTGCTGAGATTGCTACTGCTGCCTTTGGAGCTGCAAGAGCGCCACCCTTGTAGATTTCTTGCAAGAACTCGTTCTCGTTAGTTTCAAGCTTGAAGTTTGTGAATGCTTCAATGCTGTTATCACCAACCGTGAGGTACTTGCTCAGGACTACGAGGTAAGCGTCATTATCAGGGTCAGTCGTATCAGTAAACCATGTTGGCTCGATGATAGTCGTGACACCTAGAACTGCTGCTGCGCTTGTACCGATAGGGAACAATAGGTCACCTAGGCTGTTGCGCTCGAACTGTGCATCAACAGCAAAGCCCTTCTTCGCAATCAATACGATTTCACCGTCTGCTTCAACAAGAGTAGCTGCACGGCGTACCGCTTCAGCAAGGCTCTGTTCAGTAGTTCGGGTGTAGACCGTAGCGAAGGCGTTGTCAGCATCAGCATCAGCTTTAACTGAAACGAAGCTAGTGATTTTTCGCTTATTTCCACCTGCACGGCCGTCACCGATGATAGCAGCTCGCTCAAGTTCGCGGATGATACGAACAGGAAGTTCATTAAGTACGAATCGTACCAATGCGCCTGTTGATCGGTTCTCGCGGATTGTTTCTTTGCCGAGTACAAGGTACTTGTAGATGTACTGAGCGCGGATAACACGAGCTTCGAAATCAAGAACCTGTTGGTCTTTGGTTCGAGATACAGATGGTACGAAACCACCTGCACGGCTAGTATCAACATCAGCGTCAGTGTCATCCCATACAAGCTTGAATACATCAAGACCTGAGTGGTTCATACGGCTGTAGATTTCACCTGATTTAACAGCGTCTTCGATTGAAGTGATAACTGGTTCAGGTAGGGTGAAAATACTTGGGTCAGTAATTCCGGCAGTAATCTGTGAAGCTTTGTAAGCGTCTTGGACTTCTACGTCGTTAAATGATTTACCAGGGTTGTTGGCAAGAGCCATTGTGAATGCTTCAACAGCATCTTTGGTCTTGAACCATTCTTTAGCGTTTACAACAGGGGCATCAACCTTAGCTTGGTTGCTAGGTTCGATGACCTGTGATTTTGCAATTTCTGTCATTGCTTTAGGTTCCTTTACTTTATTGACTGGTTGTTTAGTTTCTTCGGTAACAGGGGTAGTCACTTCCTGTACTTCTGGTTTGATTACAGCGATTTTATCGTCTTGCCCGGTGACTTCATCTGCTGTTTCCTCTTTAATTGTGGGTTGAGTATCATCTGCTTGTTCAGCAGTTTCCTCAACTGGTTCGGTAGTATTGGTAGCATCTGCTTCCTCTACTTTCTCTTCCGATTCGTTTTTAATACGAGCCTGTAGGTTCATTACTGGTTGCATTGCTGCGTCCTTTACCTTTTGCGTATATCCAAGAGCACTATCCACGGCAGTTGAGAGCTTAGTCTTGCCTGGAACAGCTTCGTCAGCAAATCCCATCTCAACGGCTTCATCTGCGGTAAACCAGGTTTCTTTTGCAAGCAGGGGTTTAATTTCTTCCTCTGTCTTACCTGTTCTGGCAGCGTATATTTGTAATAGATTACCGTCTACCTTACGCAAATAGTCAGCTACCTCAAGCATTGCATCTTCGTTACCCCATGCCATCATGCTTGCTTTGTGAATCATCATCATTGAACCTGTGTTCATGATAATTTTATCACCAGCCATCGCGATGTATGAAGCGGCTGAAGCTGCTAAAGCATCCACAATAATTGTTACGTCACTGTTTCGGTCTTTTAGCATCCCATAGATTTGCATTCCAGCATAAACGTCACCACCAGGACTATTGATCCTTACTGTGATAGCGCCTGGATGCTTATCTAGTTCCTCACGGAATTGCTTGGGGCTAACTTCGTCGTCAAACCAGCTTTCGCTTGCGATAACACCCTCTAGGTAAAGCTCTGATCCTCCAGTTTCGTTTTTGACGAACCTATAGAAGTTTTGCTTTGACATTTTTAAATGTACCTTTCTTCGAACTCAACGCCCTTCTGAGCTTATGTATCGTCCTATCTAATATTATAGAGAATATGAAAATAGCGAGACATTAGTATATTCAGCGCCCCGTCTTGGATACTTTTATGGCTCTGCTAATTCTCCTGACAGATGTCTTTCGGGTAATAAAGTATGCCCTTACTCTGCGAGTAACTTGTTCAACTTTGATATTCATTATGACCCCGTTCCGATAAGCTCACAAACTGTTATTACTGGCTTTGGACAATCACCATCGCACTTATCGTTTTTGGTAAGGACATCTACCGAGCCATCTTCCCAAGTAATTCGGACATAGTATGGATAATCACCCGGCTCCTGGTCAATAGGTGTGTTAGTCGTAAGGTCTGCGACTAGGCCGTCAAAGTTAACTGTTGTTTCGATAGTATCTACACCTTTCACTGCAACAAGTTCGGCAGTTTGAGCGCCCTCTTCGGTCACGGTAACTGTGAGCCGTAGAGTTTCACCTTGCTGTATTGTATAATCTTTCATTTTATCTCCTTTAAGCGACTTCCCAAGTCATGTTACAAGTATCATTTGGATGAAGTTGGCAAACGTCCATTGATACAAAATCATTCGTGTACACTTTGCCGTCATCACCTGTAATGCTCGAACCCTTAGCTAGGAACACGCCTTTAGTCGAAACAACCTTGCCATCGAGCGCCCGACAGCCACTACATGCATCAGGGTTATTAACATTCCATACCTTGTTAAACTTTACCTCTGTTTCATCGGTAATCTGCTCCATACTGTAGACGTTGCCTGCCTGCTGCGAGCGATTCAGCTCACTTCGGGCCAGCCTCGTCACGCGGTACTCATCGGTGTTCATAATATTGCGGAGTTCTGCTTTGATTTCCTGGGAGTTCCAGCCGTTTACATTAGCTTTATCAAGTACAGTTTGTATAGATTTCTGCGTATCAGACGAATATGAGTCCCCTACATTGCGAAGGTAAGCACGGTATCGGCTAACCTGATCGTCTGATAATTGGAAGTAGCTTGTACCTTCGCCATTAAGTCCTTCAGCAATAAGCAATGCAATACCTTCTGCATACTGAATTGACCCACTCGCAACAAGAATACTCACGATTGTACGCATAGCGTCTTCTATAAAGTCGTCTAATTCCTCTTGTGTTGCGTCCTGAGCGCCATCTACGGCATCAACGGCACGAGTTACCTCTTTACGCATGAAGTCGCGTGTAGCGACCTCTAAATCGGTCTGGTACAGTTCCTCGTCAGTCTTCGTCAGCTGTGCTTTTAAAGTCTCTGCGTTCGCTGCCTCCTTGATAACAGGAATATCGAGCGCCTTGCATTTACTATTTGAACACTTTATTTTATCGCTGTAGCTATCCTGTGTGGTAGTGCCAAGGAATCGGTCGCAGTCTTTGCAGTGGAGTTCCTTTTCTGTCTTGTTATTCAGCGGTGTCACGCCATCAATCTTCTCTGGGTCTGGTGAGTCGTTCACTTCGTCACCCTCATCAACTTCCGCTTTGTCGTTTTCAATTACGGCAGGGGCTTCACCCTTTTTAAGCAGTTTAATACGTGCAGGTAGTTCAAAAGCGTCCACGATAGTATCAAGTGAATAACCTGATGTCTCAAGCGTTGTGACGAGGTTTGCGTGGATAACGCTTGTCTCTGCTACTACCTTCTCTTCGTCTGCAACAGATGGAATGTCGTAATCAAACGTAATCGCCACGCCCATGCCGCCAGTAATACGGTTCAGCTCATGGGTAATCTGTGCATAGTTTCTCGTAAGAAGTGGCAGGACGGCACGTTTCGCAAAGTTAGCTTCAGATACTTGAGCAGTTGCATAGTTCGGCGAGTCGTCTACACCCTTAATGAAAGCAGATACGCCATAAGCTTGGTCAATACGGCGGTTAGCTTGCTCGAATAGGCTCTTGAAGTCAATGTCCTTGTTCGATTGCTGGAATGGAATGAACTCAATCTTTGCTTCTGCCGCTTTACCTGTAGTGGGGTCAATCGGAGCATGTGAGTAAGTAACATTGTTATTGTTGCCTGAACCCTTATGACGGGCTTTCATGTTACGCACAATGTCTTCGTATTCCGTTACTGTAGCAGCGGTAATCTTAAACATACCGGCAGGGATAGCGTTGTTTTCAAAGAAGCCCTTTTGAAAGTCAGCAATGTAATCATCTAGGGTAATCCAGCGACACGCAGCAATCGTTGGTGAATAGCCACCATAGAGATTATGAGGGTCAACACCAGCAGACAACACCATGACTTCATCTTCGGTAAACCACTGTGATCCCATGTTGTACCAAGTCTTGCCGTCGCGTCTTGAGATGCCTGGGTTTTCTAGGAATGTAAAACCTGCAATCTTTGAGCCTTTGAATCCAAAGTCGCCACCTGGCTTTGCTTCGTTACCCTCTTTGCGCCATACAAGGATATAGGTTTTAGGTAGTACAAGCGTAGATACTGCAATCTTCTCATTAAATGAAACAACACTGTCCATCTGGTTCGGGTGGAATAGTGCGTTGACGATGTTGTTGTTTTGCACAGGTTGTCCGTTTGAGCCAATAGCCTTTGGCAATACGGTCATGTACTCATTTGAAATGGCGCGGATACTAGGGAATGCTGATGCGTAGGTATCAGAGTGGAGGTCTAGCCCCATGTATTTGCCGGGGTTACTTAGTCCAATAGATGTACGACCAATGAAGTTTGTTTCGTTCTTTACCTTGTTCTTCATGAACTTTGGTAGTAAATCTTTGAGGTTCATTGAGTATTCCGTTTAATGTCTAGTTCTGTATTTATTATAACGGTAATGAAATAGTAACAAAAAAACACCCCAGAGGGTGCTTGATTGAGTTTATAGTGCTGGTAGTAAGGCAGGGATTTGCCGAGTTCATAGTTTTACCTTATCACCGGCACAATCGCCATAGCTACTCAGCTACATCGGATATTCACCGACGAGTACTCGTATAGTCACCCTGCATGAGACAATTTAAGCCACCTTGTATACCTAGGCTGTTTCTCTTTGCCACTTCGCGTCTACCTATTCCGCCACTCACTACCAGCACCATAAACTCAATGTACGTTGGTTAGTCCCTGCCATTAAAAGTTACTGAACCCTTTTGGACTTCCCCAGTGTCCCGGTCGATAGGACGATATACATATACAACGTCATTATTAGCTATTTTTTTCTTTAGCCGAGATACTGCTTCTTGAAACTCTTGTGCCGTGTACACCGCAATCTCTACTACCTTAACTTCGTTTTTATCTAGTGAATAAACCCTATGTATTGCATTATACAGTTCTACTTGGTCCACTTTTTTTATGACGTTCTTAAACATTTAGATTATCCTCGATTATACCTTATTTATTATATTATCTCTTAACATATCTGTGCGATTGTTCCTAATACCTACATATCCTTTCATTTAGATACTCTCAGTATAGCACAAGCTATACACTAATACAAGCCTTTTGTGAAAGATTATTTCTAATACACTGAGCTATAGGCAATAGGCTGTAAGTTAGCAGCTCGCTCATACAGCGTAGCCAACGTATCTACTCCGTCATCGAAAGCGTTCTTCCCGCCTGCAACGTAGCTCAGGACTTCAGCAGCGAACTCAGGGTATTTGCTTGTCCAGTTGGGTGGCATATATACGTTCTTAGCAACCCACGAGCTAGAAGCCATTATACGAGCCTCCTTGTTGCTGTTCTGCGGTGTCCACTTCACTACCGTCTTGAAGTTCTGCAAGGCGTGTAGCTCACGCTCTACATTCCTAGCGTACCCCTTACCACCGTTATTGCTCTCAAACTCTGCCTCGGTAATCTGGTCTGCGGTAATCATCTTCGCAACAGCCGGTTCGGTAATCTCTGCTTTTTCAGGTGAGTAGTAAATATCAGTGATATACACCTTAACCCCATCTTCATCCTGTTTCTTAATCCAGTTAATAGAACATAGATTGTCTTTGCCTTGGTCTGCAACGTCAGTGTTGTTATAGCGTTGTGGGCTGTCAGGTAGTGTTGTCCACTCTTGGAAGCCATTGTATAGCCGACCCTCAATGTCTACTGGTTGCTGATAGTAATTCGCCTTGAGGATATTCGGATCGAGCGTACGTTTAGCCTCCTCGAACTTCTTACGGCTCATAATAGTAGGTTCAAGCATATTGCCCTGCTTATCTTCTATCTCATAACTCACAACATCTACATCATCACCATACAACTTCATAATCTCACCTGAGAGGTCGTTGGTTGCCCACCTTTGCATAACGAAAATAAACTTGTAATTATCGCCATCGGTACGGCTAAAGAGGGTATTCTTGTAGAACTCAAAGTGGTCTTTAAGGGCGTGAGCGTTTAGAGCCTCTGTATGGTTCTTGATAATATCATCAACAATGAAGCAGTTGTGTACTAGAGTTCCGTTGGCGAAGAAGTTGTGATTGCTTTCGGTTTGAATATCATATACGCTTTCTCGATTGGCACATTCTTGTACGCTGACAACATATGCATCGCTGTATGACAGCTCCTGCACATCGTTACGAGGTTCTTTGGATTGTTGTTGAGTTTGTCCCCATCTAAGTGGTGAACGCTCAGTAAGTAGGTCGAGGAACACTTGAGGCAAGCACCGTCTCTTTTTATGATTGAAGGTGCTATGTCCCTGAACTCCTTTGGATAGCTGTGAACGTACTTCGCTGTCTTTATAGCCTCTGAGTGGTGTTTGTTCTTGCACTCCATTGAGCAGAACTTGGTGAGGTGTGATAGTGGTCTGAAGTTCTTGCTGCACCATTGACAATCTATGTTCGGTAATCTCTGACCCCAGCCGTATTTTTTCAGACAGACTTCGGAACAGTAAGCCCAACCGCTCTTTACGTGCTTGCCACATTTGCAAAAGTTTGTTCGCCTCTCCATATTGGTTCTCTTTGCCATACAATCCACTGAGCAGAACCGTATCTTTGAACCCTTGCGTATCGCTTTGTTGACCTCGTATCTCTTGCGTTGGAAGTGGTTGCCGCAATGTTCGCAGGTGAACAGTATCTCTTTCGGCATTTCTTTTAATCCAGCCAATTGTTCGATAGCCTGTTCCCACGATGTATACCTTATGGTCGTATGTTCCTGTGAATGATGTTCCATTGCTCAGAGTAACCTCATATACTTTGCGGCTTTTAATTTCTCTTGTTGCCACAAGTCTTTCATACTCTATTGTATCTGTAGAGTGGTTATAAGTCAAGATGTCGCCCTGATGTCTACCGTTGTGAAGTTCGTCTATTCTGAATATTCCACCTCTGGTATTAATTAGAGTATCCCCAATCAAGCAATCAGCACGTGAACCAGTTATTGAGCTAGTAGGTGATGTCGCCCTGTAGCTAGGCTCAGAGCTGCCCTCAAGTTCCCACTTCGATTTAGTAGCAAAACCGTACTTAACTTTTGTATCAGGGAATATAGCAGGGTAGGGTGTCCCCTCTTTACCGTAGTTAGTTCCGAGTATCGTGTCCCTTATCTGGGTACTGAACATTGAAGCTAGATCCCCAGAGTTTGCCACGCCAATTATACGTGTTTTAGGGTCTTTGCCCATGAGCCATAGTGCTAGGTTCTTAGCGGTGAAGGACTTGTAGTGTCCTGGCGGCACTGATAGTACGAGGTAGTGTTTGTCGCTATCCTCAATGAAGCTTTGGATTGTTTCAGCCATCTCTTTAAGTAGCTTGCGTTCATCGGTGAACAGTTCGGGGTATAGAAGCTGCTCGAAGCTCCAGAAGTCTCTTCGAGCTAACTCTAACTTTGCTTGGTGCTTAACTTGTTCGGGTATCATTTAGCTTCGTATCAAAATTATGTAGAGATATAAAGCATCCCTTATTATTTTTTGCAACTACTGAGACTGTAGGGGACTCTTTATCTAATTCAAAAAAGCAATCATTAAAATAAAATGTAGAACCACCCCTATAGTTTTTTAGGCGATGCTCTATCCTATCTTCGAATATCCAATACTCTGTTGAATCATTACTGTCGGGAAGTCTGACAAGTTTATAGCTACCATCACTGCTTTGATTAGTTACTTTGTATCCAATCGACTCTAGCAATTGTATAAGTCTATCTCTAGTCGTTTTATTATATCTAGTGACGTTCATATCTGCTCCTTTCGAGCTAGTTCTATCTTAGCGGCTTGTTTAACTTCGGGAGGTATCATTCTTAGCTCTCCACGCTCCTCTACGGACTATTACAGAACGCCCCATAGTCTTATGTAGCCTATAACGCCAAGGCCTTAATAAACGCTTTAAAGCTTCTATCTTAGTAATCTCATATAGTGGATACTCGTACTGGAACACACTATCACCGTCATGTGCGAGCATCATTTACCTTTCGCCAGAAGTCTTAGTTCTTCCGTAGTCAAAGCTGCATAAGGGTTAATACTCTCACCTTGTGTAGTAACGTCTACGCTCTCTTTAGGCTTGCCGTAGAGCATCTCAGTAATCTCTTTAATCATCTTCCAGTCAGCTTCTAGTGTTGCTGCTGCGAACTTCCTGAGTAGGGTCGCTTCCTTAGGGTCATCTACAATCTGTTGCAATTCATCGTTATCAAGGTAAGACGCTTGCTCAATCTTATAGCGTAGGTTATCCCTCTTTGACCAGCCCCCCGGGTTTCTGTTCTCTGGGTTATCACCAAAGCCACCTTTACCTGTTGGATTAGGTGCTTTCTTAGAAACTTGGTCTGTAGTATTCATACTCCTATTTTACCCCTATTGCTCATTGCTTGGAAACTCTACATGTACACCTGTCTTTTCTGAAAGATGTCTATTCAATGTATCGTACACTATGTCAATGTCTTTGGTCGTGAGTTCCGTAGTGCTATCTTTCATCAATTGAGCGTTCTGTATTGGCTTCCAAAGATACTCTTTTACAGTAGCAGGACTCCATGGAATGTCTATGCCGGGCTTTAGAGTGCGCTTCATATCGTATCCTGCTTGGTTCAGCTCATCAGCTAGTAGGGTGAAGTACAAATGCAAGCTACGGTTCTGCTGGCTAGTTCTCTGTGTCATCAATCTTAACTCCGTATTTATTCTGAGCAATGTATGCGAGTGGGTCACCACTTAGTAACATCTGCATACCGCAGTACTCCCAATCCTTATATTTAAAATATTTGTCTGCTAGATCAATCCTAGGGTTGTAGTACTTGCCATGGACGGTCCCGCCATATCCGAAAAGTCCCCTCAAAAACCTATGATCATACAACATAACCATAATATGCTGTTCGGTATGCCCTGGAGGGAGTAGTGCAAGGAGGTCAAGCTTTGATAGCCCGCCTTTCATTGCGTCTTTTATGGCACGTTCGAGTACTTGTATTTCAGTTACTTTCATTTGAGTAGCTCAGGGTTCTCGTGAACGTTTCCGATGACTTCCATCTTATCAGGTGGATATTCGCTCATGTAGACATAGCCGAACTCCTCGACTATTCCATCCGCTGCTAGTGAAAAGCTTGCGAACTGGTAAATTACCTCGAATATCTTTGGTTCTACCACTTCGTCATCCATCACTTTGAAGTTGAGTTCGGCTCTTACAATGTCACCCTCATATATCTCCACACCGTTCTTGTCTTTGAGGCCGGTGTATTGCATGAGCGGCGTGGTGTCGTCATAAGCTACCCATTTCCAAAATCCAAAATCAGATGGCTTATTAGAATATACGAATCTATATTCTAATTTATCCCACGCTCTAAACTTAATCTCTCGTGTCATTCTAATCCTTTCATTTACCTACTACTATTATAGCACAAGCGATGCAATAATACTAGAACGTAACGGGATTCAATAAGCTCACTAGCTTAGACTTATCCACTTTTACCAAAATATACTTGCAGTCCCTCACACCTGCTGAGATTATAAAATCATCCTTATACTCCACCATACCAGCGGCAAACTCAATATTCTCTAGCGTCCCGAAGTTGAATGGTTCGGTCATGTGGGTAACAAATCCATTTTTATCATGGCGAGCGAGGTAATGCCTGTACACATACTTATCATAGACACCTGGACGGTTCAGGAGAGGGTTTATTACTTTGTCGTGGATGATACTAATGTATGTGCCATCTTCTTGTTTTATGAGCTGTGTGCCGCCGTGGAGTATGCCTTTATATGGTTCTCCAACGACTTCGCTCTTTGCCCATGTTTGCGTGGGTGAGTAGGTGAACTCGAATGATGTTGGAGTGTCGGTTGGTGACCAATTCTTTTCTACTATACTTTCATCGGGCTTTTTAAGGGTTCGGAGGTATTTAAGCTCGCTACCCTTAACAATATACTCTGCCATTGTCGCTGATTTGTTGTGTAGGTGCTTCGTAACCCTGTCGCTCTCAAATCCAATAGCGTGAAGCCCATCTTTACGACTGAATAATCTTACATCTTCTAGCCCAGCCACCTTAGTACGTGTGGGTGAGTCTTTGCTCAATGTGAGCTCATGGACGTTTGATACTTGCATAGTGTCGGGATCAACATCACCAAGTAGCACGATGGTTCGTGAATATGCGCTATTGTCCCTAAGACTCCACTTGCCATGTCTGTCTACCTTGAAGTTGCAGCGGCGTATTGCTATTTTTAGCTTGCCATCATGCCAAGCAATGGAGGGGTTAAAATCACGCATTGAGTCATTGTCTATCTCACCGTAAATCAACAACTGCGCTCCGAGGCTTTGCAGGTCTAGTGTTGGCTTTACTGGTGGTATTCTTCTGCTGTTATACATTTCGTTCTCCCTGTCGAATCCATACCTGATCCTGAATACTATCCCCCCATTCATTTTCTAGTGCGGTACATATATAACCATTTTCTTGCATGAACAGAGATACATCTAAGTTAGTATATTTCCTAGCGCAGCCCTCTGGCTCGGTTTCCAAATGGAATATACGGGCATTACGCAGATACTTGCCCAGTGACAATAAAGCTTCGTAGGTATAGCCCTCAATATCAATCTTCATAACATCAATATCGGTATTGTCATGTCCTAGACTTTTAATTACGTCATCGAGTCGTCGACTAGGTACTTTAATGGTAGTTGTTTCTTTTATCCAAGTGTCGTTACGCTTCGTGTTCATAGTACTCGAACCAACCATGTTCTGGTCGCCGTGGATAACCATAAAGTCTGTCGTGCCTTTTTTGTCTGATATAGCTTCGGTGATTAGCGTCGCCTGTGGATAACTCTTGCGGATTACTTGCTGTTGGTCTGGGTTACACTCAAAAAGCACAATCTTTTCCCAGTCAATCTGACCGTCTGAAATTCGCTGTGCAAGCTCTACGCCATCTCGACCATCGCGTGACCCAACTTCGTATACCAATGGCGCTGTAGTGGATCCATATGCGTCTAGGTAGGTCTTTACGGCCGAGTCAAGCCACTTGTTCTGTACTGTTCTCATCTATATTCCTTATACGCCTTACTTAATTTATTTTTACTATACAATCTATAGTTCTTTGCCATGTTCCTCTGTCTCACATCGTCGGGTATTGAACTTTCTATTGCACCGTCCTGATCTAAACAATACAATAGCTTCTCGCTACCAACCACATCCATTGCCCTGTGTGTTGTGAGCCCAGCGTTGTATATCCTATTAGTGAGGTCGGGGTGTTCAAAGAACGTGCCATACTCGTTATCGAAGCCCCCTACTGTGTTTATCGCGCTGCGGTGAAGGTAAATCATTGCTCCACGGGTGTTACTGTAAGCTTTGATATTCTCATCTTCGTGCAATAGCCTCATATCGCTCTTTGGTTTACCGGGTATCTTGAATTGGTACATCAGGTGTGGCTCATCCGAGTCTACATAGGGTATCCACCACTCAGGCGTGAGGGGGTAAGTGTCATTGTCGAATAAAAATATATGCTCACAACCCTCAAGCAGCTCCAAACACTTGTTCTTAGCGACTGCAACCCCAACATTCTTCTCAAACCTATATGTCGTAAAAGGTGGCTCAATGTCACTCGCGTCGTCTACTACTACAATCTTAGCGGTGTAGGGTGTGTTGTTTAGTATTTCGATGTAAGACTTAACAAATGTCTCGTGACGGTTCCTAGTGCTTATTCCTATGCCAATCATATTTCGTACCTCGATTTTTCTGGGAACAGCTTATCTAGTTCCTCGGTGTAGAAGTTGGTGCTGATAATTTCACCCTTTGGCAATTCTTTGGTACGGGTCTTCCTATCCTCGAAGTACTCGCCGCCAATGCTGAACATGTTCCCGTATATGCTGCGGAATTGAAGATGATGTCTATTCTTATCCGCTTGTATAATATCCAGTGTCTCTCGCAATTTATCCCTATCAACTTTCATTAACGTGTGTGACTCGTAGTCTAATGTGCTTAACCCTAGTGACAGTAGTTTATCTCTTGTAATAACCTTTGTCCTTTGATGGGGGGTTCTTGCGTCGGTTGGCAACGCCCCAATATAATATGAGTCTATAATAGTCGGCTCAGTAACGTATATATCGTCTTGCCCTATGATGAATGTCTCTGGCATATACTCTAACGCCTGCTTTATCTTTATATGTTGGTCGGCGTAGGGGTAGCCGTATTTACGGGATACAGCAATAAAGTTCAGATTCTTGAACCATGGCTCTTTTTCACCAACTATCGTAACGGACTTATTGAAATTGGATACATTAGTGAGGCTTCTCAACGAATACTTTAGCTCCTGCCCACCATCGCCAGTCTTTATGTAGGTAATCAAGATAGGTAAATCATTCATTTAAAAACTTCTCCGCACTCACTGCGTGCCCGTTCTCAAGCACCACAAACGGCGTTGCCATGCCATAGATGGTATTCGCGTCATTGCGGGCTTGAACGTCTTTAGAAGTGTCCTTACGAGCTAGCAGCACACGTTTTTCAGCGCACTTGGCTTTAAGTTCACGCCAGAGTTGTTTACGAACACATGGGGTGCAGCCGGTATCGTATAGCGTTATCATAGTTTTTCCTCTATAAAGACAACTGCTCCGACAATGGCACATACCGTTACAAACCAGTACCATCCAAAGAATAGAAGTAGGCTCATCACCACAGCTACATACACCGAAACGCAGACCGTGCAATGCAGAGCGCCCATAAATTTGAGCTTGCGGAGGTTATAAAATACCCCCCACGGGCCATCATAATCCGTCAAGAGCTTGCTAACCCCGTATACACCAAG